AGGGTGAGCAGGGTTAATTAAAGATACGCCATCGCCACCTGCTGTACTAAACGCGTTGTTTAGAACAGATGCTGCTTTGATCTGTTTGGTGTTAGCCATAGATCTTGCTAATGCTTTAGTATATCTTGCTCCAAGCCTGTCATACAGGTTATCTTCTACTGCTTCTTCAGTTAGTGCGAATGCCAAAGCCACTGTTTCGTGGGTATAACGTGAAGTATAGCCTTCGTTAGCTGTATCAAATCTGACACCGCTACCTTCAGCTTTTACTTCTGCATTACCAAACCCTACAATTAGAGTTTCTTCTTCAAACGCTCTATCAGAAGTTTCAGTATCGAAAATTTCTGTATGTTGAGCTTCGTATCTTGAGTATTCCATGCCGAACAAGGCGTTTAAACCTGGCTCTAATTCTTTCGCTAGTTGCGATCTGTTAATTGCCATTATTTATACTCCTGTTGGGTCGACATAAAAATGCTCATTAAATTTAACAATCACATTCACGTTAGCTGAACCTGTTGTACTGTTATCTGGGTCACTCGAAAAGCCCATGATTCTGAACGTAGCAGTTGTAGCTGCTGTTGTTCCAGATAATTCTACTGCTGACATACCAGTTTTGGTAGATCCGGTAGAGTAAGAAATATCTGCGTTCAAACCGACATCAGTTTGAGCTGGAGAACCTGCACTTTGAATTTCAAATACAGCATCAGGGTCATCTACTACGAACGCAACAATATCGGACGATACAGTGCCATCAGGGTAATAAGATTTGAATACAACATCACCGTTTGAATCAGTGAATTGACATCCTCTAAATACACCTATTGACTCATCACCAGCAGCAGCTACTAAAATAGTACCTGTGTTGGTCATTTTTACTAAATCGCCTGAAAAAATATTCCCAGAAGCGCCGGAGGCAATTTTATATTCTGTTGTTCCGCCATTAGCGACACCAGAACCTAATTTACCTACAACTCTTGCTCCGAAAGGGGCATTTTTGTTAGCCATAATAAGTCACCTTATATTTGTTATTTTAAGTTAAAGTGATCAACTTCGTTGACCACCGCCAAAAGTTACTTTGCTTGATCTCTGAGGTTTTAACATCGGAGAACTAGGATCTGATTCCCTCATCAAATCGTTATCCACAGCATCTTGCTGGGTTTGTGCACGCTTAGCATAGTAGGAGTTTCTTTCCTCACGTGTTTCATTAGGAATCTTAGCCAATAGCAAACCACCTCGTGCAACAACTCCTGCATGATTACCTTGTTGTATGGTATCAAAACGATCTTGGTCAGAAGTATGTAACTCGTCTGATCTTACTAGGTCGAAACCTTCGCTTAATCTTGAAGTTATATTCTTACGATCTTCTTGCCCTACAATTTCGGCTCGTATCCACCTGTAAGTATAACCTTCAGGTGCAGGAGGAGTATCCAACGTAGATGGTGGGCTCCATGGTTTGCGAGCTACTTTATTAGCTCGAGTGTCGGCAGAACGCGGGGTTCTGTTTAAATCTTTGTTATCTTTTTCTGTCATAACTATTACCTTTTAACATATTTTGCGTACTCTGTTAAGGGTACGTTTAATCTTTTTGCCATTTGTACTTCTGCTGGCGACAACTTAACTTGTCTTTTTGAGCTAGTATTACCAGCTACTCTGCCTGCTGAAGCCACCTTTTGTTGAGGCTTCGACTTAACAGAAGACTCTTCAAACTTGTGTGGAAACTCTTGTCGCAATCTTTTATCCACTTCATTGTAATATTCATCAGATCTAGCATCATAACCTTCTTGGACTAGCTTTTGATCTATAGAAAAAGCAGCAAGAGTCATAATTTCATCTTCACCAAACCATGAGTTTTTTTCTACCCATTTTTCTTGTTTCTCATCAAGCTTTGGTGGTGCCTGGTATTGTTGAATTGGTTGTTGAATATTTTGTTGAGGTTGTCCATTCATGTTGACTGGAGTTTCTCTTATTTGTTGTTCTATAGCCATTTTAGAAGTATTTACTTTATTTTCTTCTACAGCTATTTTTGCTAAAACATCTTGAGCTTTGGCTACCTTGTCGTAATCTTGAACCTCATGTGCAGACTTAAGTGCAGACATAGCTTGTTGTTTTTGTGATTTCAACCTATTTTCAGCTTCCATCAAATAAGATCTATCTAAATTAGAACTTCTAGCTTTTAGTTGTTCGTTTTCAGCAGCTTTTCTTTTTGCATATTCATAAGCAGACTCTTGGCCTCTTTCAGCTTCTCTTAACTTTCTTGTAAGATTGTTAATTCTTTTTTGTACGCTTTTAGAATAATCTTCTAATTCTTCTTCTTGTTTTGCTTCTGGTTCTTCAGAAACATTTTCTATTTTTTCTTCAGCCTCTTTGTCCACAGACTCCATTGGAATTTGTGTTTTAGGCTTTTCATCTTCTAAGGGTTCAATTTCTACAATTTCCCCTTCATCTACTATTTCTTCTTCTATTACCTTTGCATTTTCTTCAGACATTTTTTCTCCTTATACTGCAAGAATATCATCAGGATCAAGTATGGTAGCTATCACCTCATCATCGTTAATGATTCTACATTCAGATTCATCACCGAGTTTGAAACGAGCACCAGCATATCTGCCTATTAATACCCATTGTTTTTCCTGACACCAAGGATGTGCAAACTTGCTTTTATCTTTGTAGCAGTCAGGACCCATTTTAACCACATACCCAACTACAGTAGCTAGAGATTCTCTATCTACAGTTGATTGTACTAAGTGGATTCCACCTTCTGTTACGGCCTTACCTGCGTAAGGAAGTATTAACATACGCCAACCTGTTGGTTGTGGCATACGATCTAAAAAGGATTTTTCTAATAAAGTAGGGTCTAAAACCCTTGCTGTTCCAGGAACATAAGCAGCATTTTCTTGCACTTCTTGTACTGGAGTTTCTTGTTTTTCTTCTTGTTTCTTTGCTTTTAAATCTGCCTCAATGGACTTTGCGACATGATCAGGGACTTGTATCTTGCTCATCTTGATGTATTTTTCCTAGCAGTTCTCTAAAAATATTTTCTGCATCGGCTAGAGAACTGTAACGGCCACGCAGATATTCATACTGAGAGAAGTCTTTACATCCAGACAACATAGCGTCTTTTGTATCTTCTCTTCTAGCTTCAAGTTCTTTTAAAAACTTTTCAGCAAGCCAAACTGACGACATTAATAAATGCCTGAAAACTTACCGCCAAATTCTGCGGCACCCATACCTCTTGCTTTTCCTTTACCCATACCTGGTGTAGCTTTTGTGCTACCTGAAAAAGTACCAGCTTTAGTTTTTAAAGACACACTGCCTTTATTGCTATAGCTGTTTTTATTCTTAAGTACCTTGGGTGTTTTCTGTTGACTTATGTCTGTTCTTTTTATCATGTGTTTTATTATGTTGGTTGAATTTTAAATTTGCAAGTGTTAATTGTTATTTTGTATATCCATCATTTTGAAACGAGCTTGTTGTTCTAACCTTGCTCTTGCAGTTTCATCACGTAAATCAGCTATATCTTCCATAGATTCTATTCTTTCTTTTTCTACATTAATTCTTCTTTGAGCTTCCATAGCTTTACGTTTTTCTTCCTGTATGAACTGTTGTTGTTCCATAGACAACTCTTGCCCTTTAAGTGCAAGTTCTTGTTTTCTTATTGACACCAATGGATCTTCATCACTTGGATCTGAAACCTTTTGACTGTATTCAGTAATAAGCTGTGCCATGATTGGAGCTGAAAACTGAGCCAATATATCGCCAGCTTGTTCTGTAATTTGTTGTTGATCTGCTGGATTTGCCTGTTGTGCTTGTTGTTGTAATTGCTGAAACTGTTGCATAACTTCAGGCGGCATTTGTTGTTCAGCCAAAGTATCAGCTTTCATTTGTAAATGTTGCATTATGTGTGAATGTATTAAAGCTTGTACTTGTGCATTCATTTGCACAGGTGGTGTCTGCAATACAGCCATGTGCGTTGCAATATGTGCATCATGATTTTGTTGACCAAAAGCTTGGGCTTGTTGTCCTAGTAATAACTTATTATTTTCAAAACCTGCTTCTAATGGACTAGGATTTGTGGGTGGTGGAGGTGTAAGTATTTTTTCTATGTTATCTACACCTATAGCTGCATACATTCTTTTGTATGCCTCATAAGTACCATTAGGTCCATGCACTTCTGGATTAGATTGTACTAATGCCATCATTTCTTGTGCCATAGCTATTCTTTGTGATTGACTAAATATATCTGGATTACTAATCGGGAATATATCAATTCTTTCATCAAAGTCTTGCAATTTAATTTGTGCATTACCACCTGCTATTGCATAAGGATATTCTGGTGGTAGATATTCTTTAAATACTTGAGCTAATAACTTAAATTCTTTTTTCTGTGAATTGTGTAATCTTTTGTGTATAGCTGATAAAACTTTAGTAGATCTTTCTAGTAAAGCAAGTGTAGTTCCTACAGGTGCATTAGGATTACCTTTACCTGTATTAATTTCAGCAATAGATGCAAACTTTTTACCACCGTCTACAAGAATACCTAATAAATTTAACAATGTTCCACTAGGTTCTTTAAATGGTAATGGTTGGATAGATTCTCTTAGTGATCCACCAGGAGCATCCACATCTCTAAACTCACCTGGTTGGATTGGAGTATCTTCATCTCTTATTCTTATACCACGAGTTTTAAAACCAGCAGGTAAGTTAGCTAAAGTACCAGCATCAATAAGCTGTCTTAGTATTGAAGTAGAAGCTTTAGATAAACCACCAATCATGTGTGTTAAACCAAAGCCATAAAAACCTAGTCCAGGAAGAAACTTAAAGTGGACAAAGTATTGTATTTTGTTTTTTAAAGGATCTTCTTCATTAAAGTTTCTACGAATAGATAATATTTCTGTAGAGTTAGCATCAATGGTTACTATGTAAGGGAGTTTAATCCCTGTAGGCTCACCTGACTCATCCATGTCTTCAAAGCCATCTAACTCTAAATTACAATGAACTTCATAAAGAACTGATACCTCACCATCATCGTATGATGGCTCCATCCCAGATAACTTGTCTATCTCTTCTTTTACATCAGATGAAATGGTAGCATCATCTCCGTAATCTATATCTACCTTACGGTAAAAACCAAGAGCTTGAAGTTTTCTTACTTCGTTCTCTGGCATCTTGACTACATTGGTAATTCTAGGACAAGACTCTAAATCGGTTGTGTAATAAGGAACAATTAAATCTTCTGGAGCTACAAACTTAGAAACAGCTCTACCTAGAGTTTCATCGTAATAAACTTTCTTAAATGCAGAACCTGCTAAAGGAAGGTAAAACAACATTTGGTCTAACTCTTCATCAAACTCCTCCATAACATGAGTTATTTGATAATTCATGAAGTCTTTGACTCTTTGTGCTTGTTCTTCTACACCGCTATCGTATGCACCTATAACTTGTGTCTTGACAGGTCCACCAGAGGGTAATAATTCTTTGTATGCTTGGGCTTGGAAGGTTGTGACTGCTTCACCTAATAGTGGATGTATAACTCCAGACGCACCTGCAAAAGGTTCGGATCTTTCATCGTCAAACTTCATACCTAGATATTTAAGACCATCAGTATAAGTTTTTTCCCAATCTTCTCTAGATGATTTATCTTTTTCTATGCCATCTATAAGTTCGTTAGCAATTCTACCTAAATCACTGTTGTCTAAAGACTCAGCTAGGTTTTCATTAAACCCAGTATCTATAGGTGCACCTTGCATACTTGATTCAAGTATTGCACTGCCGTCATCCTGCATAACAAAGTCTTCCATACCAGCTTCTTCGATTGCAGCAAGCGCTACTTCCATTCCCTCATCACCGAGAGACATTTGGTTTTCTTCGTTGAGAACTGTTGGATTAATATCTTTTTCTATAGCCATTAGTAATATACCCTTCTAACTGGTGCTTTGTCTTGATCTGAATAATCATCATCAAGAGAAACTAAACCGCCCTCTCTGAATCTCATCAGGGCTTGAGTCATAGTATCACATAAATCATCATTTTTACCAAAAGGAAAAGCTGCACATTCTTCAATCATTTCGTGTGCAAATTTCTTGTCTGGTGCATAGACTAGCTCTGATTCAAAGATAGGAGCAACCGAGTGCATCCTTGTTGATTTATCGTGTCCTCTTGTTGGTGAGTAATTAACAACAGGTATACCTAGTCTTCTAAGTTCATGTGTTAATGGCGTACCAGAAGCTTTAGCCTCAATTAATGTCATATCTGGCTCCCAGTATTTATATTCGTTATAAGCTATACGTTTAAGCTCTGGGAAGTCCCATCTGCCTTTTTGAGCATCAAGAAGAATAATACAATCTGGTGCATCAGGTGTTGGTCTAAAAATACCCCAAGTAGAGATAGCCGAGTAGTCAGCGTTTTCCTTTTTAGAAAAAGCAGTATCGTAGCTTTGTATAATATAACTTACAGGTGGTAATGAATCTTTTTCCCATATATTCCACCATTCACGTTTAACAATAGAGCCTTCTTCTGAGGTTGGAGTCTGCATCCACTGTGCATTCCATTTTTGTACTGGCAGTGAAGCTTTAACCTTTTCTAGCTCAGATATTTCCCAGAACTCAGGCCATAGAGCATTGTTGGTATCCGGGAAGATAGCAGGGAACTCTACTATTTCCCATTGGTCAGCAGCGGATTCTTTCTGTGCGTCTAATAGCTTCGCAGTTAAATCTATAGAGCTCCACCTGGTCATAACCAATATAATGGCTCCTCCTGGTTGTAAACGCTGTCTAGGTCCAGAGGTATACCATTCCCAACAGGATTCTAAAGCACTAGGACTAAGAGCATCTTGTTCTGAATGAGGATCATCAATTATCAATAGATCCGCACCACGACCTGTAATAGCACCACCGACACCAGCAGCGAAGTATTCGCCACCTTTGTCAGTCTCCCAACGACCAGCAGATTTTGAGTCAGCTTTGAGCTCTACCTCATTAAAGATCCTTTTGTATTCGTCAGTGTCCATCATGTTTCTAACTTTACGACCAAATCGCACAGCAAGTTCGCCTGTGTGAGTCGTCTGCATAATTTTACGCTTGGGTTGTTTGCCCATGATCCATGCAGGAAAATAGGTAGAACAGAACTCAGACTTAGTATGTCTAGGTGGCATATTAACAATAAGCCTATTAATCTTGCCATTGGCTACATCTTCTAGCTTTTGAGCAAAGATTTTATGGTGTCTACCACAAATAAACTCTGGCCACATGTATTCAACATACTTCAGAAAGCTGTCTTGGCATTCTTTTTGATTTTTTAATAACTCTAGTCGTTCTTTGAGAACTAAAGTTTCTTTTATCTCTATGTCAGATAAATGGGCTAGGTTCATAACTCGGCTAACATCCTGTCTATTTCTACAGGTCCACCAAGCTTAAATGCGTCTATACCTTGTTCTTCTATAGCTTTTCTAAGCTCATCAGTAAACTTAAGATAAGTACCATCATATTCAGTGTCAGTGCCACTTACTTTAGAAATCATACCTTTTTGGTTGGCTCTATTAGGAATAAGCTCATCAAGTATCTTTTGTATTTCTTTTTCACCACTTGAATATTGTTGAACAATTCTTGTTGGGCTACCTTCGGTTTGTGCTTGTTTAGGACCTATGTGTATGCCATCTCTCCCAGATTTAGCCGCTTGGAGCACTCTGGCTCTTACAGGTAGCTTCATGTACTTAGAACTACCGCCATCAAAATATGGATCTATCTTCATACCAAAATCTTTAGCATTTACACTAATAGCTTTTTTAAGAGCCTTAACACCACCTGCTAATTCCATCATGGTAGTGCCTTCACTAGCAATATCATCAAAGTAAGCTTTAACTCTATCCTCTACTCTTGGACCTGCATTAAAGTATTTTTGATATCCTCCCAATGGTCCAGATGTCATGTTAAATATTTCATTAGGGCTTTTGTCTAAAGACTCAGTAAAAGGTTTACCTGTTATTTTTTCAATATCTTTGGGTGTAATATCAAGCTTATCAATACCAAATCTTAGTACATCTTCATCTAAAGATGCAGCAATTTTATCTATGTCAACAGCAACGCCATCAGCAACAGCTTTGTTTACCAAGTCTACTTGCTTGTTATAATCTTTAAGTTTTTTAAGAATAACTTTTTGTTGTGCTGGATCTACAAAACCACCTCTAGCATTAGCAGACTTACCTATAATTTTTTTGTTTATTGCATCAATAGACCTTCTTTGTTTAAAAATCGTTTCTACAACAGCCAAGGTTTCTGCTTCGGTTCCTAAATCCTTAATAGCTTCATTAACACCAAGTTTGTTAAACATGGTGTCTATAGCTTTTTTTTGTGTCATTTTTGGATTTCTAGATAAAAATCCGTCTACAAATTCTGTAAAGCTAACTGATCTACCTGTATTTCCAACATCAAATGCATCATTTGGTGCAAAAAATTTACCAGGTATCCTTTGTGCTAATGTTTTATCAGTAAATACTTTATATAAATCATTGCCTAAAATTTTCTTTACCCCATCAACATCTGCATTTGCTACAGCATTAACAAAATTAGGATTTAAGTTCTGAGATAACATACGTGATTGTGAATTTAAACCTCTAAGTTGGTCAGTAATATTCTCACTATAGCTTCTAGAAGCATTGTTAATATTTATAAAGGGCAAACTATCAGTATTTTCAATTGTTTTTATAGTAGATGTAAAATCTCTTTTCATCTTAGGCAAATAGCTATCTGCTACTTCGCCTTGAAAATCTGATTGAACTCTGAAGATGCTTTCAACCTTATCGCCTTCTTTAAGATCTATTTCATCAAAGGCTTTGCTTATACCTTTGCTTTTAATGTATTCGCTACTATCATCAAAACCATAAGCTAAGTTGTATCTAGCTCTAGGATCTGAGACTCCTGTACCATCAAATACATAAGATTTGTTAGCTTCAGTACCATCAGGATACTTTAGTCTACTGTAATGATCAGGATTACTTCTGTATTCGCCTGATCCTCTAACGAAATACAGAGCTTGACCCTGAGTTTTTTGTAAATCTTCGTTAGCAAATCTAGTATCTGGTGATGCAAGGTTTTCTTTAGGAACTCCACGCATCTGAATAGCATCTCTTTGTGATCTAGCCATATAATCATCAAGGAATCCCCTGGATATAGTCTTAGAGCCTGCTGTTTCATTTAAGAACTTAGGATTAATTTCATTGGCTTCGTCAAGGATTCTCAGTAATCTAAGCTCCCCTTTAGGTATACCAGCATCAACTAAACGCTTGACCCACTCTTCTGGGGCTAGTTCTTGTACCTTTTTGCCAGGAGATTGAGGATGTAAGCCATTGACCCACTTTCTAGCCTTAGAACTAAGCTGTATAGATGGTTGAGTGGTGTTATAACCAATATCTTGTATGCCTTTAGGTTGGAAGGGCTCTACTTCGGGTAATTCAGGTTCGGTAATCTTAGGCGATGCTAGTTGCGCTGGCTCCCTTGTCGGGGGTTTTTGAGGGGGTGGAGCATCTGCTAATTTAGTAGCAGACTTTGTTACGCCTCTAGCACCTCTAAGAAATCGAAATAATGGTATTAAGCTTATGCCTGATAGAGCAG